TTAAAGGGGAAGTGCTTTCTATCTTTAAGAAACAAGTAGTAGCGTTCGAGGTAAGGTTCATTATCTTGTCTATCCATTACAATGCGTTTGCGGCCAAGACGTTCTAAAGAGTTTAGAAACCATATCACTTTAAATTCCCCAACATTTTATCTGCACTAAAAAATTTTTTAGTTAAGTCATGTGTTTGTTTACGTAACTTAGGCAATCTTTTTTCATAGTGCGTCATGGTAACTATAATATGATGGCAAAGTTCTTGTCTATGTTGCAAATAACTATCCCAATCTTGCGTCCACTCACTAGGATATTTAAATCCTTCGTAATACATTTCCGTGTATGACAAGCGATCTGGAACCATTGGGATTGCATCTACAATAGCACCTTCGTAACAACTAATGCCTAGGGTCTCTTGCAAGTTAGCACTAAACACAATTTTACTTTCGCCTAACAAATTATGATATTCATTCTTTGTTAGTTGTTGATCCTGACATACAACAAACTCATATTGAGGAAGTTGTTCTTTTAGATCACGGAAGATCTCAACTTGCTTCTCTGGAGCAATACGATGCGGAAACAAGATCAAATCTCGCTTTGGCATGCCTTTATAAAGATTCAACGTTGAATTCATATACTCCATGGGCCAGCCAGTCTTTACAATTTTACCACCATCGTATCGTTCGGCCCAGTCTTCTTCATACCAAGGATTTTCACTAGGATATCCGTCTTCTAATAGTTCGTCAAAGAATAATTTTACATGGAATTCTGTGGCAAAGTAGTTATGATCGAATGAGTGGAAGAAACTTTTCTCAGCATTTCTAACCCATTTCTTTTTACCAACTAGTCGACCTAAAAAGTCTTGTGGATCATAACTGCCAGCATGCCATAAGCCATGTGTAGTTACTGGAATGCTCAGTAACTCACTCATATACTTTAAGTTGATAATGCCCGGATGCCAGGCATCAGTAAACACAAAGTGATCGCCAGCCTTGACGGATCCTGCACAAAAAAGTCTTCCAAGCTGTTCAACTTGGCTTGCCTTATAGATATTAGTGCCCCCAAAATTGAGAAATGCACCAGGAGTAGTGGCGCTAGGAATATCGCCAGGGCCCGATATAATGTGAACTTCATGTCCAGCCTTTCTTAGTAAAGAAGGTACATGGGCCTTCCATTGACCCGTGTACCTTGTCTCAACTGATTCTAGATCAACGAGAAAAATTGTCATTCGATTGGCCTCTAGGCTTGTAATCCTTGCGGTAGTTTTTACGATCGCCTTGATATGGCGGACGAGAAAAATACCTATATTCCTGTGACCTATACAAGTCTGCAGGGTTATAAGGAAGGAGGTTAAATCTGCAATGATCTAACCAAGCATCGAGATCATCAAAGATCTTTTCTACTTCAGGCTTCATGCGAAGCGTTTTTTGAATATAGGCAGGTTGTGCCATAATAAAATACCTTTTTAGATTAAAGGGTTTGTTGATGGAAATTTAATGAAGCAGCCATTCTCGCCGTCTTCACTTACGTCAATCCAGACCTCACGACCTGGATATCTTGTCGAAATGGTTCCGTGGAGATCACGGCTTATCATTTCGCAGGATTTGAAGTTGAGCTCTAATGTACCTTCATTATACAACTGTTCAAGCCAACGTTTAAACTGGATAAATTCAATGTCGCGATCGTCGTGGAACACCTGAATATAAATTTTAAAATGGAAAATATGACGATGCGGATTTGCTAGGAAACTAACATCGTATTCTCCTGCTGTACACAAATTAGGATCTGTGGCGGCAGCAGGGTAGCGGTGAATACCTTCTTTACGGAAGGTTACCCAAATCATATTAAGATCGTTCATTCTGCAGATTTCTTAGTTGTTTTAGTTTTAGGTTGTTCTGGCAAGTTGTCTTTTAACATGTTCATCATTTCCCATAACTTCCAATCAATGCTCTCTAGCAACTTGAAAAGTTTTTCTTCGGATGATTGTTGTGCAACTTGTTTTGTAATTTTAGAATTGATCATAGAATTTTATCCTCTTTGTATTTGTCCCACGAAGTGAAATTATCACGGTCCATTAATTTATGCAGGCTATGGGACCACACGCCTGGGTTTGTGGCTTTAAAATCTTTATCGTCGATTTTAAGCATTGTATTATAATTCCATAATTTAATATAAGGAATAGGCACACGGATCTGTGGAATGAAATTATCACTCTCGTTTAGACCACCTTCGTTAAATTCTTCAACTGCACTTAATGGAATATCTAATGAGCATAGATAATCTTTGTTTAAAAAGAATTGAATCATGTTTTGCCACATATCCCATTCTTCAGGAGTCTGTGGATTAAAACTATGCTTAGCACCAAAAAAGATATGTTCTGCACCGTTTAAGTTTGACGCAATATCTTCCACTGGATGTATGCCTGTAACAAATAATGTTAGTTTTCCAAACGCAGGTGTGTGCTCAACTTCTTTACCAATAAAGAATTGAACATCGCTTGCTTCGCCGGTTGTATAATCACGTTTCATAATACAAGTATACAATAGTTTTTGATATTTTGCAACTGATTATTTGCCCGGAAACGGCCACGCATTGCTAGGTTTTGGGCGAGGCTTTAACTTAACATTTTCTTCAATCACTGTACCATCGTCTTCGCATAAGTCAATTTGGTAAGGACCATAGATGTGTACAGCAGTATCTTCTTCCTGCCAATCATGTTCACCGTCAAACAACCAACCTGCTCCACCTTCGTAGTAGAGTTCTTTGAGTTCTTGTTGTTCCATTTCGTTGATATCATCGCTGAATTCCCATTCGATGTTACAACTATCATCGAACTCGCAACCCCATCCGCAATCTGTTCGAGCGTAAGCAACCTTGTCGCCTTCCCATGGAAGATTGCAATCTAAATCACCTTCGACAAAACCTTGACCCCAACGATAAGTTTCGTCAATATTAAACCAGCTAATAGATCCGTCTGGATTACTACGATACATTTCTACATGGTAGACAATGCTTTTCTTTTCAAGTGGTTTAATGAGATATACTTTAGACATTATTCTTCCTCTATAAAGTCAATAACATTGCCATCTTCGTCGGCAATAATAATACGAGTATTACCTTCTTCATCTTCTAACTCCAATGGACCCCACACCCAACATTCTGTGTCGCTGAGATACCAGTCACCTTCATCTTCTAATGCGTATGCACCGTTTTCGTTAATGAGTTCTCGTAACCGTTCTTCTTCATCCTCGTCTACACCTTCGATTTCAATATCACCCCAGCAACCACCATCGAACATTTCAACCATCTCTGTGCTGTCAATATTGTTACCAACTAGACTGAATAAGTCTAAACTATCACGTTTACCATCACCGCCTGGAACTTCATCAAACTCAATAGCTGGAAACTCATCGTCTGTGGTTTCAATAGTAAACTCTGCACGACGAAATCCGTCACGCACAATAATTTTAGCACCTGGAATTTTACGATTGTAGTAGTATTCGATCTGTTCACAGGATTTTTTATAGTGTGTTCTGATAGTCCAGGTAGCCATGATTAGTCCCTCTCCATCTCACTAGCTTCTTTGATAAGCTCTACTAGTTCCTCAATTGTGTTAACCATGATCTTAGCGGTTCCCCAATCTTCATCTGATTTGCGTCCACTAATCTCAATCATATAACCATTGTCATACATATTAACACTAAATGATTCATTTACTTTAACTAGCTTATCGCTGATTTTTTTTACTGCTGATTTTTTAGTTGCCATTTTATTTCGCCTTTGTTTTACGTTTAGATTTGGTCTCTGTTACAGGAACAATACTTTCTGCTTTTAGTAGTGCCTGACGAACATCACGCATCAATGCTTCATCATCCCATTCTAATTTTTCAGGATAACCATTGTTATATGTAATTGTTAAATGACTACCTTTGACTACTTTAGTTTCCGGTAAAATTACTTTAGCACTGCCAATTGTGCCTGGCATTTCTAATGTAATGCTGTCTGATTTCTTTTTCTTGGTCGCCATGTTATTCTCCTAGTCCTTCTTCTAATGCGCGAAGTTCGTCATCGTCTGGGTTTTCTAAATCAACTTCATCTGATGATGTTACTTCATCAAACGAGAACAAGTTTCTAAATTCATTTTGTTTAGGACCTCCTTGTAATCGGGCCCCTTCTAAACTACGCAGGAAAGGACCTGCTTGATCAATTAGGGCAAACGCTTCGTCTTTGGTCCTTGTATTAAACAAGTCTTCAATGAAACTATTGAAGTACAAGATATTCCGTGGAACCCAATCACTGTATTCATCGCTCATGTCCTGTGCTTTGACTTTCTTCCAATGCTTCCAAGTTAATTTAGATTTAGTTTTAGCAATTTCAATGTCCATTAGCTGTTGAGCACGTTGTACTGCAACAATATGACAGTAAACATTATGACCCATCATTAGAGCATAGGCAAAACTATCCCAAGAAGTTTTGCCTTCTTTGCCAATTTTGTTCAACATGCCAGGAGCGTAGTGACATATATCTGCAAGTGTTAGTCTGCGGCCGATTTCACTTTCGAAGGGAAACGGAATGTCCGATCCTGCAAGTGCTTTGTTATCTGGTGCCTTGTCCATAATAACACTCCACCTTTTGGGAGTGTGGACTGCATTGGTGTAGACAAGTCCGTGTGCTGTTGCAATGAACGGCGAGGCGCAGTCAAAAGAGATGGTAAGTTCTTCATTGATGTGTTTCCTAATTTGTCTTTGAATTAAAGTTAAGTAACAACTCCAGTCGAGTTGTGCTGTACCCAAGAAGTGGATCCAGTTTTTGCCTGTTAGCAAACTATCTTCTCTCAGTGTCATTAAACGCTTGAGTGTAATATCCATCTTGCACATATTGGCACCACCAAAGGCCCAACCTTCTGCTTCACGTCCTGCATACTTGCCTTTAGGATCGCTGAATTCTTTAACACCTTGATACCACTGTTCAGCAGTATCCCAGTCACTTCCTTGTAGAACGTTAAGCCATTTAGTTTGTCCTAATCTGTTCATTAGGAAGTAATCATTGTTATAACGTGTCTTATCTAGACAGTCTTCAAATGTTTTCAATCCAGTTTTAGGACTATGAATATGGTCACATGCCCAAGTAGGAACATCAAGCATCATAGACCAGTCTGCGGTTACTTCTAACCACTCAAGAATCTTTTGACGAGTCTTAGTAGCTTCCTTGCCTTCGAAGTCTAGCCAGTCAAACTTAAGAACACCCTTACCAATCTGGTATCCACCGGAGTCACCTAGGATCATTGTATTGCCACGATCTCGTTGTTGGATCATAGATTCTTGTACAAGACTCTTTTGTAGATCTAACTGTGCATGACCTGCTGAATACAATCCGTATTTGTAAGTGAAGTATCCTTCTTCGGGGTTAAGGAAGTTCATGCCTTCGATACCACGATCAAAACCTTTGGGGATACGTTCATCAGAAATGAATTTTTCTAATCTTTGTTTAGCAACATAGGTGCTGTAGAAACTACTAATAGCTGGCAAATAGACAGCATAGTCTTTCTGTAATGGGGTTAGGTTAACTTGTTGTTTGGTCATGTTCTTTACTTAATATTATTATAGCATCTAATTGTGTCTTTGCTTTCTTCAAATTGTCCAAAGCAAAATTGATGGCAGGATGTTCTTTGGCTAGCTTTTCAAGTGTAGCCTCATCGTCCATCTTTTGTTTTGCCCAAGACAAAATATTAACAGCTTCTACAGTTAGACCTACGCTGGCAACACTAGATGACATAATCATCCAAGATGATCCGTCATAGACTTCGATGCTTTGAGTATTGCCATTAAACCGTGTCATACCGGCACTGGGATTACTCATGTTAATGTAGGGAGTGTAACCACCCCCTCCCGTCACTTGTACAAACGGACCAGTGCCGATAACGTCTTTTATCATTATGTCTGTGCAGGAATAATATATTTGTAAACAGCTAAACCGCTGTCTAATGTAATTTGCAATGCGCCTTCATTAGACAAACTCATAGTTGTATTGTTAACATCTGCAATCTTTAAAA